CTTATCATTAGATCCTAATGCCACAAATTATATTGAAAAAGTAATAGGTAATTCTAAACAAACAGTAGAACAAGATGCAGGAACAGGTGAATATTACATTAAAAATGATGGTACCTACAATACATTAAGTAATTATGTAAGGGTAAAATCAGTAGCAACAAAAACATTAAATTATTTTGATAATGCAGGTAACGCTAAAGATGCTTATACAGGATCTATTCCAGTTGCTTCTGCAGGAACATTTGGAGCTGCTACAGGAACTGCATTTGCAACTATTACAGGTACATTTTATGAAAATATAGGCACAAACACTCAAGGATTAGTAGCAGATAACTATACAGTATCACTTAACCTATTATCTAATAGAGACCTATTTAGATATAATTTAATAGCAGCACCTGGTTTAACAAAACAAAGCCATTCTTCACCATTAACAACTATGGTTGATACTTCTCAAACAAGAGGAGATAATCTATCAGTAATAGATTTAAGAAATTATAATTCTGGGATTAACTCAGTAACGGGGGGAGCATCAGCAATTGATTCTTCATATGCTGCTACGTATTGGCCTTGGTTACAAACAATTGATCCTGATTTAGGGGGTCAAGTTTGGGTACCCGCTTCAACAATGATGTTAGGAGTTTATGCCTTTAATGATAAAGCAGGAGAGCCATGGTTTGCACCAGCAGGTTTAAGTAGAGGTGGATTATCAACAGTAATCAGAGCTGAAAGAAACCTAACAAACGGGAATAGAAATACTTTATATGAAGCAAATGTTAACCCAATAGCTACTTTCCCAAATACAGGAGTGGTAGTATTCGGACAAAAAACACTACAGAAAAAAGCAAGTGCTTTAGATAGAGTTAATGTTAGAAGATTATTAATAGCACTTAAAAATTACATTTCACAAATAGCGGATAACTTGGTATTTGAACAAAATACAATAGCAACAAGAAATAACTTCTTAGGTCAAGTTAACCCATATTTGGAAAGTGTGCAACAGAGAAACGGATTATATGCTTTTAAAGTAGTAATGGATGAATCTAATAACACACCAGATGTTATAGATAGAAATCAGTTAGTAGGTCAGATTTATTTACAACCAACTAAAACAGCTGAATTTATATACCTAGATTTCAACATATTACCAACAGGAGCAACTTTTCCAGCATAAAAATTAAAAGATTAAATATTTATAATAAACAATAAAAAATGGGAGTAATAAATTCAAACGAGATATTTTTCACCGCCTTTGAACCAAAACAGGCAAACAGGTTTATCCTTTATATGGATGGGATGCCTAGTTACATGATTAAAAAAGTAGGTGCTGTAACTTTGACACAAGGGGTAGTAATTCTTGATCATATTAACATTGAAAGAAAAGTCAAAGGTAAATCAAAATGGGGTGATATTACTTTAGCATTATATGACCCTATAACTCCATCAGGTGCTCAAGCCATGATAGAATGGGTAAGACTACATCATGAATCAGTAACAGGTAGAGATGGTTATTCTGATTTTTATAAAAAAGATTTAACAGTAAATGTTTTAGGTCCTGTAGGAGACATAGTTTCAGAATGGGTATTAAAAGGAGCATTCATTACAGAAGCCAATTTTGGTGATTATGATTGGACTTCAGCTGATACAGCTGTTGAACTTAGTATGACAGTAGCTATAGATTACGCAGTATTAAATTTTTAAAAAGAAACATATATTTTTAAAGAGGAGCTTGATAAACCAAGCTCTTTTTTTGTCTAAATGTAAAAGAAAAAACAAAGATAATTTGGAGTAGTAATACTCCTTTTTTATATTAATATTTATAATTAACAAAAAACAAGTTTTAATCAAATAAAAATTATGAGTGAATTTAAATTCCCCACTGAAGAAGTGGAATTACCAACTAAGGGTTTAATTTATCCTGAAGACAACCCCTTATCAAGCGGTAAAGTAGAAATGAAGTATATGACTGCTAAAGAAGAAGATATACTTACTAACCAAAATTATATTAAACAAGGCACAGTTATAGATAAACTATTAAAGTCCTTGATTATATCCAAAATAAATTATGATGATTTAGTAGTAGGTGATAGAAATGCTATTTTAATAGCTGCCCGTACTTTAGGTTATGGTAAAGATTATGATTTTATATATAACAATGAAGAGGTTACTATAGATCTTAATGAATTAGAAACACAATATTTAGATGAGTCTCTTATGATAAATGGGCAAAATGAATTTAAATTTACCTTACCTCATACTAATACTATGATCACCTATAAATTGCTTACAAATAGGGATGAAAAGAGAATAAATGCCGAATTAAAAGGACTTAAAAAAATAAACAAACATGCCTCTCCCGAATTATCTACTAGGTTAAAACATATGATATTATCAATAAACGGAGAAACTGGAGATAAGGCAGTAAGAGAATTTGTAGATAATTATATGTTAGCTAGAGATTCTAGAGCTTTTAGGGAACATATAAAAAATACCCAACCCGATATATTAATGAAATTTGATTATATGGGATTAGGGGGTGTAGAGGAGGACGCTACCGTACCTATGACTGCCGGGTTTCTTTGGCCTGACACTTGATTATAGAAAACATATATTTACTATCATACATGAAATAATATTCCACGGTGGTGGGGGTTTTGATTATAATACAATATATAATATGCCCATATGGTTAAGAAAATTCACTTACCAACAAATTGTCGATTATAAACAAAGAGAAAAGGATGAATATGAAAAATCATCCTCAGGGAATAAAACAACAGCTAAATTAGGAGATAATAACATTCCCCAAGCTATGAGACAGGCTATGGGTGGTACAAAACGCACTCCTTCTTATTCTACCAACTCCAATAAAAAATAATATTTCCCAATATTTATAACAAACACCTTTAAATGGCGGCAGACGAGAAAAAATTATTACGAATCAAAAAACTTTTGGATGATATCCAAAAACAATATAACAAATTGGGGGAAAAGAATCCTTTTAAGGTTGATACTAAAACAATGGGGGATGCTGATACTGAAATAAAAAAACTAGAAGCAGGTTTAGAGGGGGTACAGGCTAAGGTTTTGAGAGTAGATACATCTTTTAATGAATTACACAAAACCCTAAAAGGTGTAGTTCGAGAATTTAATCCTAATTCCTTAAAGGCTTCTAAATTATTAGAAAAAGGAATGAAAGGTCTCGTATCAGAGGCCCGAAAACTAGCAAATGAAGAAGATGATATAGGAAGTTTATCTAAAAAGAATTTAGAAAAAATACATGAAAGGGCTAAAGCTGCCAAAAAAATGGCTAAAGAAGCTGCTTTTGATCTTATTAAAGATATAAAATTAGAAAAAGTAGGTCATAAAAGTAAAGCAGCAGGTAACTCAGTAGATTCTAAGTTAATTTCTGCTACTAATAAAAAAATAGATAGAAGAAGAAAATCCTATAGAGATCTATCAGATGAAGTAAAGGCAGCTATTGCAATATATCATGATGAGGGTAATCTCCAACAAGACTTAATAGATAAAGTAGGAAATAGAATCAAACTTGAAACGAAATTTAATAAAAAAATGGGTTTGGGTCTTCAAGCGGCCGGAGGATTAGATAAAGCCTTACAAAAAATGGGAATCCCTGCCTTAGGAATAGCGGACGCTGCTGAAAAAGCTAAAAAGGAATTTATTAAGACCGGAGGGAAAACTAAGGTAATACGGGGAACATTAAAGGGAGTAGGGAAGAATATAAAGGGTATGTTAACAAAGGCCAATGCTCTTACAGCTGCTTTTACTATGATGGTTAAAGCATTAATAAGTGTAGACAAAGAATCAGGAGAATTTGCTAAAAATCAAGGAATATCTTATCAAAGAACTCTAAAGATAAGGGGTGAAATGAGTCGTGTAGCCCTACATTCAAAGGATCAATTAGTTACTTCTAAATCCCTAATGGAAACTCAATCCACTCTGAATAAATATTTTGGTCAATCTGTTGTATTCTCGGGTAAAATGGCTGAGGAATTTTCTTCTATAGCTACAAGAACTAAAATGACAGCTGAATCTCAAGGACTTTTTGCACTAGAGTCTATGAAAACCGGTAAGACAGCCAAAACACTCTTAAAAGGCCAAATAACTCAAACAATGGAGTTAAATAAACAATATGGTCTTCAAATGAGTGCTAAACAAATCCAAGACGCTATTGGAAAAACGTCATCAGCCATGCAATTAACCTTTAAGGGAAGTACTAAAGAGTTAACTAAACAAGTAATGGCAGCTAAAGCTTTAGGGGTGAATTTGGAAACTGCTAATTCCATTGCTAATAGTTTACTAGATTTTGAAGGTTCAATTCAAGCAGAACTTGAAGCAGAATTACTACTCGGA